TTCCTATCTGATGAACTGGTAAGCATTCTAAATAGTCTTGGACTCTATAAAGCTGTCCGATAAGAGCTTCGGTTTCTTGTTCTTTAGTATCATATAACCCCCAATGGGTAATTCTCGATGTAGCACGTTGAGCTTTGTAGTTAGGATCAATATTTTTACGATTCGCAGAACCGCCTTTACCGTCCCATACTACTATGACTCTTGTTGGATCAAATATTCTAGTAACATACCCCAATGACCTTAAAAACCCAACCAGGCCACCGATGTGGTGGCCGTCGGGGTTCATCGCTTTGAGTAATGAAAATGATCTAATGAGCATATTCATAGCATCAACAATCAGTATATGATCATTTAGCGATCGGGGTGGGGTCTGTTTTAAATTATTAAGAATGTCATCGTACGCCATTAATCAAGTAGGTTAGGAGTTATAGGTGTTTCTTCTAAATCTCCTTCTTCTATAAGATCAAAGTCAATAGAACCTACTAATTTTAGCCAATGTTCTTTATGAGTATCTTTGTACTTATCAATCTCCCTCTTATCATCTGGTATAAATCCATGTGCTGTCATAACTACTCTACCTCTAGATTGAACTCCACCAATATGATTCTTTTCAACCTGAATGTTAGTACGTTTAGCAAATTCTACTTGCATGCCATTTTTAATAGCTTTTATCTTTGAAGTACCAGGATTAGTGATATTACCAAATGTAATAACTAAGGTAGCATCGTACCACATAGACATCCCTCCTTTATTTTGTAGCTTTGGCTGTCCCATTGGACTTTCTGGTTTCATAGTCCAGACTTTATTGATAGCTACTAAAGTATTAGTATACGGAGAGTTTTCTTTACGTGATAAAAGAATCTTTTGATTGAGATTATTACCAAATTGAGTAGACATAGCACCTGCATTCCATTCATTATTGTTCTTATTAGAACGTACTGATAAGTCACAAGGTACTGAGCCAATACTATCCCAGAAGAAGCACATATCAAAAGGTAAGTTACCTTTAGCCTGTTCGTCCATAAGATCAGCAATATAAACTGCTACATCTTCGATAGTATTTAATTGTCCTCTGTCAGCATAAAGGAAATGACCTTCGTAATCTGTAACTGTACCGTTAGCGTCAGTTACTTCTTCAAATTGAAGTCCCATTTCTTTAGCATGTTCCCACGACCACTTCATCTCCGTGATTATAAAAACCGGGAGAATGCCCATTTTTTGAGCATTCACCGCAGCTTCTAATAGGGCAGTAGTTTTGCCCGTATCACTATGTCCACGCAATAAAGTGATATGACCGGTAGGAATACCGGGCAAGGAGGTAATATCTTGAAAAGCTTTAGATAATGGTATATATTTCTGTTCTTTAAACTTAACAGAAGCATTAGAAAAACCTTTCTTCTTTTTAAAATTAGATAAATTGAACGACTTGCGTACTGCAGCGGTCGCTCTTGCTTGTATTGCTTCTTTTTTCTTCGCCATTATTCATTAAATAAGTCATCAAATTTACTAACTGTGTCCTTGTTGCCAGCCGTAGCTGTTTCCAAAGTAAAGTCTGTTTTTTGTTGACCTAAGCTTTCTGGCAGTTTATCTTCATTTGTAGCTTTAGCAGGAGCTGTTTCTTCTGCTGAACCTGGGTTAAGATAATTTTGAAGTTGTTTCTTAATAAACTCATAATCGTACTGAGTATGAACCTCTGTAGGGTTAGGTTGAGTTTTTAACCATGTATCTACTAAATCGTTATTATCTGATAAAGCAGTTTGTTTTGGCTTAATACGAACAGATGTTTCAGGGTAAGGATTACCTTGTACTTGTTCTACAACTAAATCCCATCCGTTAATTACGTCTGTAATATCGCCGATGTCTTCATCTGCTATAAGGGCAAGTAATGCTCTATAGATGGTTACACCAAATCCCCATATACGTACTCCTTTATCTTCTTCTCCTCTTACAACTACAGGAGCAAAAATACGAGTCTTAGGATTAATTTTACCTGCTAAAGACCAATTGTCTTTGTCAGATGTCTTTTTAAGTTCTTTTACGAACTCTTCAATTGGATCTTGCTTACCGAAATTCGATAAAGCTACCATTGGGTATTTTCCAATACCGTAGTGAAACTTTAGCTCTTTAAAAGGCATAGCAGGATCGAAAGCAGACGGTACTAAACGTATAGTCTGTTTTCCTAATTCAGGTTTCCAAAAAATCTTGGAGTAGTCAGTTTTCTCTCTCTCCTGACCAGAAGAGTTTAAGGCATCTAGTTTTGCCTTGATTGCGTTAATATCCATAATGTAACATTTAATTATTTAAAACATTTATTAATACTAATATACGAACAATAATTTAGTTTTCCAACTCTATTATACGAAAAAGTTTAGTATTAATTCTTTTTAGTTCAGATCCTTTTGTAAGTAGTACGCAATTGCGGTAATCTGACCAGTTAATTCTATACGAGGTGTCTAATCTTCCGCCGTTTAACTCCTTAATAAGGGTGTTAAGTGCGTTGATAGTGTATAGTGTATTTGATTCTTTCTTTCGATGAACTAATATTGTGTTATCAATAAAGTTTGAAATATTAGCAAAATCTACGTTGTACGTACATATATACTCATCTTGACTCTTTGAATAAAGTACAAATATTTTATTGTACATTATAGAGTACTTCTCTTTTATTACCTCTAATGTAGGTTCTAAAGTTTCTTCTGTAGTAAAAGTGCAAAATAATTTATTGCTCATATCTTCGTTAATCCATAATGGTTCTATATCGTAATCGAACCGCTTCTCTATAACATTTGTCATTTTATATAAATATAAGTTAATATCATAAACTTAAGTCTTTACTGTACTTAAATGAGACAGGGTATTTGCCACCTTCTTCCATAATCAATTTAATGTTTTCAAGTGTTTCCTTCCCGTCTTCTTTATTAAAATCCATAATAATAGAATCGTAAGTGTATAGACTTATAGTTGTTTTTTTAGTTTTTAGGTATTTTAGTAATTCTTTTAAAATCACTACATTTCTCGAAGTTTCTAAAGATTGCATTACATAGTTCATTAACTTCTGAGGATTCATTTTCTTGAGAGATGTTGTGAAAGGCTTTCTACTAATTGGAGCCAAGATTTTTCCGTCATTTTCGTATCGTTCCCATAACTTTTTGATATAATCATCAATTCTTGTAAAGATCTCAAGGAAAGAGTACTTGTCGGGTATTTTTCCATAAATTGCGTGAAAGTTAATTTGCTTTGCTTCTTTGTATTCGTCATCAGTAATTTCTTTTTTGTTAAAATAAAGTCTTGCTAGCTGCTTGTGGGCTGAATCTGATGTTAATTCATATTCAATTTGCTCTGCTAGTAATCTTAAATGGTATCCGTCAAAGTCAAACTCTACAAAATAATCATTTACAGGCTTAAAACATTTTCTATGCTCTTCAGTATGTGGAATTGCTGCGAAGTTTACACTATTGAATGAATTAGTAGGTCTTGAGGTAGCATTATATAGGTTGTACTGCGTTAATGACTTATTATCTAAAGTATTATACAGGGGATTTTTAGGTTTAAAGTTTTTATTGAATGCATCGTAAATTATACCTACTCCGGTTTGTTCTAGTAAGAAAAATACATTAGTAGCAGTCTTATTATAAAAGTCAAAACCAGATGGTATTTCGTACTCTATCACACTTTTTATAGATTCATATATATTCTCTGATGATTCATATAGTTTGCTGATTGGTATTATTTTATTTACTGTAGGTGTATCTTTATACCTACTATAAAAAGGATTAACAGTTTTATTAAGTTTATTATACTCTAGCCTATCGAAATTATTCATAGCAAACAACAGAGAGAGATCTATTGCACCCTGTAGATTAAAGTGATATAGTAATTCCTTTTTATTTAATGTATATAGTTTTTCTGCAGAGGATAGTATAGTATAGACACGGTCTTTATCTACGTTGAGTCCTTCACTATGGTCTATTGGAATTATATAACCTTTATCTGAATGAAGTAATTTTATGTATACTGCTACTGTTGAAGTAAGTTTTGGATGGTAGTTAAAATTAGTTGGAATTATATCTACATAACATCCTAACCTAATCAACTTTTGTATAGCTTCTAAGCTATTATTTTTT